GTTGAACACCGCGCTCATCGCCCCGTCCAAAGACCTGGGATAACAATGGAAAGCGCACATGTCCGCGGTGTCCACCCATTTGATAGATGCGTAGATATCCGCAGGCACAATCTCGTCGAGCTCGAGCCTGTCAAAGCAGTTGCGTTCAAACCCTTGATTATGGACAAGGCACGTCGACCCGCGCAGGCGTTCCCAGTCTACGCAGTCCACAGGGCCGCACCATGCACGCTCTTCGCCCACGATGCCGAGGCAATAGGCGTTGAACCTGGAGTCTCGAGTATACTGCCATGCGCCCATCTTTTTCACGGAGTACTCTGTGGAGTAGAACGTCTCGAAGTCCAACGCAAAGACGCGAGGGACGCCGTAGTCCGGCGCAGGTGTGTCGATCGTGTGCGCACTGAAGTCCCAGTCCACCTGGCGGGACTCAATACTCGCTCCGCCTCCTAGCCGCACAGACGGAGGAGCTACGAGCGGCAATTCGTCGTCCGGAACGGCAACGGGTATCCATGCCTCGCAGTCACAGAAGCTGAACATCGCCTGCGATGTGAGGTGCGCGTATGTTTCTTTGAGCCGCAACTCCCGTAGGTGGGCCTGTGCCTCAATGTAGAGCATTGATTGTTTCTCAATCAGAAAGCACTGAGGGCTGATCCCGTCGATGCTCTCGTTAGGCTTGGGACCGATAGGTTGGTCTTCCCACGTTGGGAAGAACTGCCGCATGTAATCGTGGACGTTGATTGCGCCTCCGAATCGTCGGTTATTGCGGTCGTAGTTCTGGAACGCGCGGCCGAATCGGTAGCACCCGGAAACAGACGAGCTGTCCACAGACCACCAAGGATACCGGAGCATGTCTGAAAAGTTCGTGAGGCCTAGCCCGTGGACTTTGAGCGTTCCTTGTTGATGCTTGATCACTGTCCGCCATGCCTCGTCCAAAAACTCTCTTGTGTTTCCACGTCCCACCAGCCCCCCGAACGCGAGCCGCTTGATCCCCATCTCGCAGAGTGTCACGAGCTGTGAGAAATCCGATCCGAAATGGAACACCGGAATGGGGTCCCGGCCTTGCGCCAAAAACCGCTCATACATCGCGAACGTCTTCAACCCGTCTCCTATGACGTCAAGGGTCATGAACTCGAAGCCTGTGCCGTCTGCCGCGCCTATAGCGTCCACATACTCCGTGTACTGGTCCAGATAGATTGACTTGCCGCACGTGAACGCAGAAAACGCGCCGGAGTCCAGAATGAAATTGTCAGTCGCCTCGTTCACCTGCGCGATGAAGTCCGGACGGGATTTGAAATAGTGATACGAGTTGAGGATGTTAGGATATACCCCGAGCAGGGCCTCCGTTTCTCTGGCTGTCGCAATGGCGAGGAAGATGTTGAATTCTTTAGTGTGCATTGTGGAAATCCAAGTGTGGCGCCCCCGCCCGGAGTTGGACGGGGGCTGTGCGGTTATTTGATCAGCGAGTAGAACTCCGAGCGAACGACAGGGTCCTCACGGAACAGCCCGCGAAGCGAGCTCGTCTTCATGACGCTGTGCTGTTTCTCCACTCCCCGAGCAACCATGCACAGGTGCTGAGCCTCGAGCATACACGCCGCGCCGCGGGCCCCGCATTCCTGCATAAGGAACTCTGTGACCTGTTGGCCGATGCGCTCTTGAATCTGCAAGCGACGAGCGAACACGTCGAGCAGTCGTGCGAGCTTGCTCACGCCGAGCACTTTTTCACCCGGCAGGTACGCGATGTGAGCGCGGCCGAAGAACGGGATCATGTGATGCTCGCAGGTCGAATAGAACTCGATGTCCGTGAGCAGGACCATTTCATCGCAACGCCCTTCAGAGAACGAGGTGACCAGCGACTTGGGATCCATCTTGTATCCCTCGAACAGCTTGCCCCACGATTTGACAACACGGCCCGGAGTGTCCACAAGTCCCTCGCGGGTTACGTCCTCCCCGATATACTGCATCGTCCGCACAACGGAGTCCGCGATGCTCGCCTCTTCCGTTTCCTCCCACGGGAACACGTACCAGTTTTCATCCCAGTCCGCGAGCTTGTTGATTGGGGCGAAGAACGGCTTGCCGACGGCGAGTTCCGTTGTGTAGCGATTGCACGTCCGCCCGCTGTCGACGATGTCGTCCACGACGTAGTCCGCCTCTTCGACCTGAAACACAGCCTGCCCGAAGCCCAGACGTTCAAGCATGAACGCGATGTTCGTGCCTCCACGGGGAACGCCGTAGAAGTTCAGCGTGCCTTTGCGGGGGTCTTCCGGAAAACGCTCGCGGACCATTTGAGTGAGCGCCTCGACTGTCAGTGTTACTTTTTTCATTTCTATCTCCTGTTGGTTAAAAAAAAAACGGTCGGGGCCCGAAGGCCCCTTGGGTTTGGGTTTACGAAAGGTAAGACGTCGGGTCCGGAATCCCCGCGAGCTCGAACGCTTCCTTGCGCTCGACGCAGGTGCCGCAGACACCGCAATGAGCTTCCCCGCCTTTGTAGCAAGAGAACGTATGCTCCCACCGGACGGACATTTCGTGGCCGACGCTCGCGATCGTTTCCTTGCGCACGTTGACAAAGGGCGCGACGAGTTGGACTCCTGCATACGTCCCGGCCCGCATCGCGTCGGCGAAGCTGTCCGTGAACTCTTTGCGGCAATCCGGATAGACCGCATGGTCGCCTTGGTGGTTGCCGAGCATCACTTCCGTGTAACCTTTGGACTCCGCCAGGCCCGTCGCAACGGACAGCATGATTCCGTTCCGGAACGGGACAACGGTTTTGACCATGTTGCTGTCCTCATAGTGCCCTTCCGGAATCTCGCCCCCGCTCTGGAGCAGGTCGCTCTTGAAGTGCTCGTTCATGAACGCGAGGTCAATCTGGATATGCTCCGTGATGTTGAGGTGCCGCGCACTAAGCTCCGCACAAGCTCCCTCGCGCTCGTTGTGCTTAGAGCCATAGTTGAACGTGACTGCTCCGACGTTGTTAGCGCCTACCACCTGTACGGCGTGATAGAGCGCGACTGTGCTGTCCATTCCTCCGGAGAGGACGACTAGTATTTTTCTTTCATCATTCATATTATTTGAGTCCCAGTTGAACGTGAAGGCGCTGTCCCAGGCGCCATGCTTTGTTTTCGCGAACGAACGCGAGAGCGTGCTGAACCGACAGATCGGAATCCGTCTGGTCGTCGTACGTCAGCGCCTGCATGAACAGAACGGGGGGAGGCGCGTCTGTGCCCTCAGAAACCGTTTCCGCGAACGCCTGCGTCTCCTGCGGCGTCATGTCCCCGTATACGTCTCCGTCAGAGTCCATGAGCATCTTGATTTCATTGGGAGCGAGCCTGTGGTGAATCATGTCGTCTTTCGGAGACCACGTGACCCAGTCCACCCAAGGCGGCACAGGGAAGTGACCGTTCGTCTCGATTGCCACATGGCATCCTGAGAGCGCGAGTTGAAGCTCTGCGGTCGCCTCCTTGTTGCGGAGGTGCATAGTGGGCTCCCCGCCTGTCAGCACGATGTTCGGATAGAGGCTGTTGGCCAAGTCTTCACACCGCGTGACGATATCGGCCGCTGTCATCTTAGCCGGGTGAGGGTTGCTTCCTAACATGCCGCCTTCATCGCAGAACGCGCACTCGAGGTCACAGCCTGCGAAGCGAACGAATATGACGGGCATACCTGCGAACTGTCCCTCCCCTTGGAGCGACGCGAAGATCTCGCTGATTTGAAACGTGTTGTTTTTTGTCATTTGCTTATCCTTATTTTGGTTGGTAGATGTAGTCTGGGTCCAGTTCGTCGAGGTCGACGTCTGTTTCCCAGACTGCCGCGTTGCCCTCCGTCTCGAAGATTTCCACACGGGAGCAGAACGCAATGACCGGAGCCTCGGGGCCGTACGTGCCGAGCGCCTCGTTGACTTGGTCGCGAACCCACAGGCACATGTTTTCCGCCGTGGAGTTCTTGAGCTCTGGGATAGACTCGTTGAGGTACGTGTGATCGATCTTCCCGTGAACAGCTTTTTTGATGAAGCTGAAGTCCATGATCATCCCGTCGTCGTTCAGTGCGTTGGAGCACAGCTCGATGTTGATGATCCAGTTGTGACCGTGCAGGCCATTACAGGGCGAATCATAGGGCAGGTCCAAGTTGTGAGCCGCGCTCACTTCTAACCGTTTTGTTACTTTATTCATGGCAGGTTCTCCTTTGAGTTTAGTTGCCGTATTCTTTGAAATAATCTGACTTTGCGTTTTCGTCTCCGGATTCGATGAGCTCGAGGAGTTGCGCCTTGCGAATGTCCGTCTCCGGGTCGCACGCCTCGAACTGTGTTTTTTCTGGGAAGCAGATACGTTCCTCCAACAACGCGTCGAAATCTCCATCCTTCACCGCGCTCCAGTTGCGCTTTAATTCTGCGCTGGTCGCACGAGCGCGGAAAGACAGGCCGTTAGGTAGCTCTGTGCCTGCGCCTGCGTTTATGAGCCCGTTACTGTACGATACCCACCCATCTCCGAAGTCTGCGTACTCCAGTTTCAGCGTGCCGGGGATAAAGATGTGTTCTGTGCATCCCATTTGCAGAAATTCGTTGGGCACAAGTTCCGCGGCCCCGCTCAAAGAGCAAGTCCACTTCCCATCATCCACAGGAGTCGAGTAGCAACAGGTCTTACAACTGATTTCCGCGCACGCCAATCCGTGACAGATCTTGGAGGCGTCACAGAAGCGGCACCTGTAGTCTGTCGGCGTGCGGTCCGTGCAAGGAGGCGCCTCTGCTTCTACTGTGTTCTCCGCACGCGCGACGTAATGGTCGCCAGCAACGTTCCTCATACGGAGCATGTGGAGACTGTCGTCGTTCTTATTTACAGCGAACAACGCACAGCGGTCCAGGCCCATGAGCGCCATCTCGATCTGGAGCTGTCCGAAATATCTGGGATATGCCTCTGCGAAGTCCTCTTCGGAGGAGCACTTGAGGAACTTCTTAAATGATTTATCGTTCATCGTTTTGAAGTCCACGACATGCCACGTCTTTGGAGCTTCAACAAGGCCGCGAACAACGCCGTCGCAATGCGCCTTGCCGTGCCCTTTGGCGAACGTCTCTTCGTGCTGAGTGCCCTCGACTTCACAGCCGATGGCCTGGAGCTCCTGTTCGAAGACAGGCTCTTCGCGGTGACCGCGGTTGAACAGACGGAGTATACGTCCGTCGAACGTTGGACGCGCGAACGCCCATCGGAACGCGAGCCATAAGAAACGGTCGCATTCACTTCCGATCATCGAGGCCCCGAGGTAGGGGCGACGGGATTCATCTTCTTCCCGCCGCTCCCACGTTGAGAGCATCGCCTTGACCGTTGAATTGTGAGGGTCGAGGCCTAGCATCTTATTTCTCCCAAGGCTTTTTGGCAGTTGTCGTGGCGGCAGTTTCCGCGGTCTTATCGCTCGCGCTTTCCGACGAACGCTCTGCGAAGGACTTCTTGCCCCCACCCGCGGCCTTGGACGCGTCTGCCCCCGGCGTGAACTTGGTATAGGACTCCAAGTTGCAACTGTCCGGACGCTTGTAATACGACACCTGGCAGTCCGGGTCGTAGCCTGGATCCTCACGCACCGTGATGCGGCCGCCGATCATGACGCCGAGCATGTCTTTCTCACTCTCCGGCTCTGCGTCCATCCCGCCGAATTCGATGATCTGATTCACGCGCTCCAGACCGATTCTTTCCGCGGTCGGATTCGGGTGCTCCACATTCCACCTCGTGAACACTTTGCGGCCTTTGCTGTGGTCGCTGATGACGGTGTGCTCCAGGTCCAGATAGCGCCCGTTCTTGTTTTTGTTCTGCACCAGCTCCGCCTTCGTGATCTCGAATACGTAATCGCCGATGTCCAGTACTTCGCCGCGTTCGGCACCTGTGCCAACGTCTTTTCTTTTTTCTAGCCAACTCATGATGAGCTCCTTGTTTTGTTATTTACTGATCGCGTCAGACCACACAGCCCAATCGAGATCCATCTTATATGGGACCTTCCCAAAAATATGTCGCACCTTGCCCGGATGCCCCGGCCGCTTCTGCGTGTACAGAACACGTTTCCCTTTTCCAATGCCGCGCTTGTTATCCGTGTCGACGTGCGTCTCGTAGTTCGCGAACAGGACTCCGTCTGCCCACCTTTGAAGATAGTTCGCACCGCTGACGCGGATGTCTTGCTCGTACGTGTCGTAGTCTTCCGCAACCATGGGGTCCTTCGCTTTGCGAACGCGAACATGCCCCGTGAGGATGCAAGACACCCCGTGCTCGCGCAGTGCGTCCAACGCCTCGCACAGGTCGCCCCAGACCGCATTGATCGCGAGTTCCTGGTTTCCGTATCCGCCATTCAAGTTGTCCACAGAGCTCGCCTTAGGATCCCGAGCAATGGCCTCCTCAATGACCAGCGGTTCATAGGACGTCGTGGAGTCCAGGCACAGCGTGTCGAACTGGAGCTCGCCTTTTGCCGCGGATTCATACAACGCGTACAGAATATCCATAAGGCCTTCGAACGAAGATACCGGGGGCGTCTGGTTCACTTGGATCCCATCGACGCCTTGCTCTTTATTGGCCGGGATGAACAGCACGCGAGCTGTGTCCTCGGTCGGCTCCCCCTCTGGTGTACAAGCCGCCGCGAATGTGGATTTGCCAATGCCTTCGACTCCTAGGAACAGGATTCGGGGAGGCTTGGGAACGCCCCCGCTTTTGATACTGTCGAGTGAGAATGCCATAGCTATACCTCCACAACTTTGAAACCCGGCTTCGCAGGTTTTTCTTCGATGAACTCTCCGCAGACAGCCGCAAGACCCGGTTCGTTTTCGTACAGCCATCGCAGGCCGCGAGCGTCGAGTTTGATGCTCTCCACGAACGCCCACGGACGCAGGTTCTCGGGGATGTCGTCCTGAAGCTCTCGCAGTTTATCCGTGTCCACAATCTTGCGGTTCAACTTGGTGGTGACTGTGAGCTTGAATCCGTTCGGCGTCTCGTACGTCACAGCGCCTTCCGCAGGAACCTCGCGGTCCAGTTCCGACAGGCGCGTTATGATTTCCTGCTCCGTACTCACACGGGAGGACGTCGCCGCCCGCTCCGATTTTTTCTGCGTGTTCCACTTCGCGACTAATTCCGCGAGTGTTTGATCTTTTTCTTCATGTGCCATTTTGTTTCTCCTAGTAAGAGCCCCGCGAACGGGGCTTGTTTTTTCGTGCGCTCCCAGGCCTACCAGCCCAGAGCTTCCTTGTGAATGTTCACGCTCTTGCCGAGCGCCTTACCGTACGCCCGCAAGCGACGCTTGAAGACGGGGGCCACAGGCACTTTGCACTCAATGGCGGACTCTGCGCACAGCGCGACATAAGACAGTGTGAATGCGTCGTTGTTGCGCTCGACTTTGGCCTGGGGCGTCTCCTGATACACGAGCGCCTTGACGTTGCTACCGTTCTCGAGCGTGATGCTCACTTTTTCTTTCTGGTACAGCCCGCACGAGACGCCTTCGTAGATGTCGAGCGACCGGACACAGCGCTCTGTGACTTCCCATGCGACCCCGTGGACCATCGCGCCCTTGCGGCGATCGATGTCTGCGAACAGTCGCTCTTTGAGCGTCCATCCTTGAAGCAGGGCCGCTCCGTTGAATCGCGCGGAGGGACACCGCTGACGCATCTGGCGCCTGCTCATGTTGGATCCGTATGCGAAGTAAAACACGCGAGCTGGTTGGATTTCGTTAAACATAGTCTCCGCCTCCTTTAGACGTTGCGTGTGATGAAGTCGAGGACCATGCGAGCGTCCGATGCGTACGCGATCCCCCCGGCGGCCACGAGCGCGGCATTGTAAGCCGCGTCCATGTTGAGCGGAGCCATGCCAGGCGCACTGAGCTCCTCGACGAGAAGCTCGAGCGCGATGGGGAGCCGCTCGAGCTCCTGTTTCATTTCCTGCTCGACTGTGGCGAAAAGCGCCTCCAGTTTCTGCTCGGTTGTTTTTGATGCGATGTTCATTGTGTGTCTCCTGTTCGGGTTCTTTGTTTTCCGGTTATTGAAAGTTGAATTAAGCAACCCGCGAACGGGTTGCACGGCGAGCTTCGCGGCGAGTCTGTGTGCGAAAATATTCGCGGCGAGCGTTGACATAGTTGCGAAGTGCGAGCTCTCCCGCTTCGAGCTGATCGCCTGCGCAGTTGCGAATGCCGAGGCTCTGGAGGATGTTGCGGATGCGGCCCTGTTCGGCTGTTGGTGCTTTGCGAGTGCCTTTGCAACGTTCCATCATGCGCTGTGTGAGGATAACCCATGCGATCACTTTTTCAGCGTCTACCGTTCCGCTGTGCTGACGAAACTCGACTGTTCCGTGCTGTGTGAAAGCGTTGACGTTCACTTTCGTGTAGCGAGCGTCTGTGCGGTAGGAAACGTTCTGGCTCGCTACGATCCCGTGAGCGGATGTTTCAAGGCAAGCGTGCTGTTTAAGCGAGCGCAGGAAACCGTTCGCGTTTCCGCGGCGTGATGCAGGCATCATTTTATCGATTTCGCTTTCGTAGGCGGCATAGAGCTGAACAACGTTGCGAAGGTTCTGCACTTTGAAATCACGAGCGTCGTGGTGAACGTGAAATCCACAACTGCGATTAACGCGAGCGCCCATTTCGTTGAGTACGCGGCACGCTGTTTCGATCTGTTCGAGCCCCTCGATCCCTTTAAGCGGGGGAGAAACGAGTTCGCATCCGCCGCTGACGCTCGCATCATAAACAACTTTCCACACGTTGCGAGTGCGGTGGTTGTATCCTTCGTACTGTGTAGGAAGGCCCGCGGCGGTCATGTTGCGAGCTACTTGGTGTCCGTCTGCGATTACTTCGAGTTCGATTCCGAAAGTGCGAGTGGTGTTTTTCAGTGCTGTTTTCATTTTCCGTGGTCCTTTGTTTTACGGTTGCTGTCAGTGTATCGCCCCGTGCGATGTGTATATTTATGGGGCCAAACGGGTTTAGACTCAACAGGATATTTCGTTTATTTTTCATGCCTTCTGTAAACCCCCGAAAACCAGGGACTTACAGAAGACGATTTTAAGCGATTTATTCTTGGGCCCACTCTCTGGGCGGCGTATCTACAGCGAATCGGAGGATTTTTCCGCTGAATACCTCCTTTATATAGCCGCGTTCTACGAGCTCTTCGAGCGCCTCGTTCCGGCGCTTCGCACTTCCTCCTACCTTACGAGACAGCGCGGTGCGTGTTGCTTTCTTCCGGCAACGCCCGACGGCTTTGAAGACGGTGTGAAGGAACTTCTCGTATTTCGCGTCGTCTTTATCAAACCACCGGAACACGTCGAGCGCGTGCATGTAATGCCAGCGAATGAGTACGTCAGCCTTCCGGCATCCCTCGTCTTCGATTCGCGGAACTGTTCCGCACTGCGGCGTGAGCATGAGTGCGAAGCGGGGCCCGTACTCGTTGATCAACCGTTTCCAGTGCGGCGCGAACTCTGCGCCTTCAAACTCGTCGACGAGCTCCCCGAAACTCGTGCGTGTACAGAACGAGACTTTCCCTTGGAGCGCCTCAAGCGGGGAGACAGCTTCCCCGATGCGACTCACCGCGTCCGCAGTCTTGAATCCGGAGGCCGCATACCGGAACGAATTGTCTCGGTTGTTGCATAGGAGGAAGCGCGACAGGAACCCTGAATCCAACGCGACGCGGTCTGAGCTGAATCTCTGCATCACGGCAGGCTGTACATTGGCGGTGATGCTCAGAGCGCAGTAGTTCGACGCCCGGGGCTTTACATTCTCCCCTCGTTGAGACAGGGACATCTCGAACCAGTATTTATTGAACATGTCCGTGACCATGGGGGCGGCCTTCGCTTGCCAGTGCCTTTGATCCACCCAGTTCTGAAACTCTCCGATCTCCATAATGACAGGCTTTCCCTGTTTCGCGGCGAGCGCATCGAGCAGGCCCTCCGTGGACCCCGTGCCCCCGATATGCCACTTTCTTTCGTGGGCAAAGCTAGAGAGCACGCCCCCGATGTCTTTTCCCGTGGCGGACTCCGAAACGGTGAGCGCGTATACGTTGCACGCCTGGCCCCCGGCGGTGTTGATCACAACTTTGGCGAGCCCAACGCCCCGGCCTCCTGAAGCGAGCGGGTTGCTCGTCCGGCTTGTGAGCGCGGCCCCGGCGATTGCGTAGGCCTTCGGAAGCGTGAGCGCGAGCGGGAGAGGTGGATCCGTCACCGCCTCGAGTTCTGTAACGAGGGCCCCCAGGACAGTCCCTCGAATAGCTGTGCGAACTGCCGCGTCGCACGTCTGCCGGATCTGCTCCACATCACAGAGCCCGGCCTCGACAGCGACATCCGGACGCAGGAACATCGGGACGCGGATGTCCACGGGAGCGATGTCGCGCACTATGCCTCTGTTTATAGCGTCCCATGTCGCCACCTGATAATCCTCCCGGCTCCACTTGTCGCGTCGCCCGAGCATGGATTGCCCAAATAACCGCAGACTCTGCGCCCGGTGTCCTCCAGTCCAAAACCGCAAGCGACTCAACAGCGCGGCGTCCGCGTCGGACTGCGACTCGTGGGTGTCCTGCCAGTCTCCATCCCATAGCTTGGCGAATACGGCGGATTGTGCGCTCGTGCGCACGGCAGTCAAAACCTCATCGTCGCGCAAAGGAGGCTCCCCTTCGACGACGTCCTCCAAGACTGTTTCGTTGCGCTCTGGGAAGTAGGCCATGAACTGTGCGAGCTTTTCCGCATCCGACCGGATAGGCGCATCGTGATATACCTGCCCTGTCATGGTGAAGAACCGCTCGCGAGCGTAGACCTCCAGTTTCCCGCTCCGGCGCCCCCGGCCCCCGTCTGGGAGCTCCCCTTTGATAAAGATGTGGACACCTGTGCCCGACGGGGACCTCTCCGTATAACTGTCCATGAACTGGACGAGTTCGTCGTCTATGCTCCCGTCCACGTCGATCCCGATATAGGGGTCGCTTTCCGTGAACACGAATCCCAGGCCGCTGAATCCGCACTCTTCGACAGCGTCTCGCGCATTGCTGAAACTTGTCCATGTGGCCGGGTTTGTCGCGCTCGCTAGATCTCCGTTGGACTGCCTGGGGACTTTGGTGGGGCGGCCGTTGCGTTCTTCGTACTGCCAGCAGACCCATTGGTCCAAGGCCTGGAGTTCCGAGAGGATGTTACTGAGCATGAGTGTTCCCCCCCGCTTTCCTGTGTATTTGTTCAGCACGGATTTTCAAGTTCTTCTCTATCCATGCGAGACAGGACGGGCAGTCGACGGAGTTGACTCGCTTTGTGGCCCGGCGGGGTTTATGAAGACCACATGCGGATTGCTTGTGGTCGAGTAGGTAATGCGTTTTCATGTGAGGTGCCTCGTGGGTTCCCCCGTCACTTTGATGTGCGCGGACGGGGACGGCGCTGAAAGGGAGAACGTAAGGTATGCGATCCTGCCGTGTCAATAACGTATTGCGAACCTGTGTGCGTTGGGCGGGGGTGCGGCAGTTGGAGACCCTGTCTGAGCTGTGTTGCGTTTGAGGACCTGATCCGAATAAGTACGTGGGTGAGGGCGGGAAACGAGCACAGGCGCGAAATACAGAGGGATTTGAGCGTGCTGTGCAGAGTTGGGAGCGGCGGGGGCGGGGACTGCGGATTAGGTGCGTATCAGGGGGCTGTGTTCACGTATCTGAGCGGAAAAGACCCCAATTGTATAGGTTGAGCCTTTGTTTGCAAGGGTTCGGTGCCCTATACAATGATCGCATTGTATTCGGCAGTTGTATAGGTTGGCCCTGTCGTACGAGGGGCGTGGTGCCCGAATACAACAATACAACGCCTAATACACAGTTGGTATGGCTTTTTTTTTTACGAAGGTAGAAGGAACCCCCGTAGGGGGTTTCTTTAGATAGTCTAAAGGAGGGCGCCCGTGTAAGAGAATAGGTGGGGGAGGGAGTGGGGGTCCCTTATATAGTATCGTCTGTTGTATCGTTGTATTTGAGCACCAAACCCCTGGTATTATTGACTCAAGTCGCGCAACTGGACGCAATCGCGTTCTTATTGCGTTTTCACCAAACCCCTGGTATTATTGACTCAACCTATACAATCGGGACTATTGCATTGGGCGGCAGTGCGGAAATCTGCCGGTTTTCGGAATCCGACGTTGACGCTGTGCCTGGTATGCGGTATGTTGATAGGACTTAGACATAACACCACATGGAGCTTACAATGAAGAAACACACTACGTTCACGATGGACGCTGACACGAAACGAAAACTTGTTAAACTGTCCGCTCGGGCGACGGGGGAAGAAGGCGAACCCGTGTCGATGAGCTGTATGGTCCGGCGCCTCGTGGAAAAGGAAGCGGACGCGCTCGGGGTCACCGCATAATGCCAGGCAGGAGCGTAGAGGACTCTATTCAGGCAGAAATGGTCCGTGTCGCACGCGAACGGGGGCTGTTCATATTCCACGTCCCGAACGGCGGGAACCGCTCTGCTCGCGAAGGTGCGGCGTTTAAACGCATCGGAGTGATGGCCGGGATTCCGGACCTATGCGTAATCGGCGCCGAGGGCAAGTCATACTGGATCGAGGTGAAGACGCTGAAAGGTACGGTATCCGGTGCGCAGAAAGAAGTGACCGAAAAGATGTCCGCCCTAGGTCAAACTGTGTTCATAGCCCGAGGCCTGCGCCAAGGACTGAAAATTGTGGACACTCTCTGCGAACGCGAGGGGATAGAGCTGTGACAGAGGTGCTGACAGCCCGCCAACGGAAATTCTGTGAAGAGTACCTCGTTGATTTCAACTCCACACGCGCGGCAACGGCGGCAGGATACGCAGAACGCTCGGCGGCCGTGTCCGGCGTCAGACTGCTCAAGAACAGAAAGATACAGGACCAACTCGGCGATGTTGTGGAACGGTCGCTCGGCTTATCCCAGATCCAGGCCGCGGAGGTCATCTCCATGATTACGCGAATGGCGTCCGTGGATCCGCTCGACATCTTCGACGATACCGGGGCCCTGAAACCGCTGTCTGATATCCCGAAGGCGGCGAGACAGTGCATCTCCGGCGTCTCGCACGGCCCGCACGGTGTGTCCGTCAAACTAGAAGGGCGGCTGAAGGCTCTGGAGCTCATGGGAAAATACCTGAAGCTCTGGACGGACGGCACGAATATCAACATCGACGCCGGAGCAGGCCCGACGAACTTTGTGGTCGAATTTAACGGTGAGAAGCCTGGGAACTCGGAGGGGGGCCCGGACAGCTCGTAAAAGAAATGTGAAGTACCGTGTTGACGCTCTGCCTCCTGTTCCTTATAACCGGGGGCAGATGGGCGGAGCATTTAGCACCGCCTCAAACGTAACCCAAAGGAACACGTACCATGTATACAGCAACCACAACCAAGCAGTCCATGAAAGCCCACGGAGAAGACATCTTCTATTTCGAGCGTCAAGCACAGCTCGGCCGCGCAACGAAAACCGCAGACAAAACTTTTGCGTTTTACCGTGCCGAGTCTGCGGGGTTTATTGTCACCCATAACAGCAAAGAAGAAGCACTTGCAGAGCTGACCGCCGCAATCTCCGCCGAAGTACAAAATGAGGTGGAACTGATCACAGACGCTGACGGTTCAGACTCCGCTTTGACCCGCGACGAACTGGTTCAGCGCATCGAGTTTCTTAACACCGCGCACAACCTGCGTCAGTTCCTGTACGAGCCGGAAAGCGACATCCGCACCGCGTCCGAATCCGACCTTTACGAATATCTCTGCGAGGTCCGTTGCAACTTCGGTTTGGAGGTTGCGTAAATGGACAACGTAATCCTAGCCCGCAACGGGTACAAGTCGCTCCGCAACCGCCGATCCCCGAATACGAACATCGCGGTCGGAACCCCGGGCAAAGTCATCGCACGCCGCAACCTTCGCGGCTTTACGGAGATCCTTGTCAAGTTCGAGGGACACGCATTTCCGCGCTCGCTCCCGCTCCACGCTGTTCGCATCGACAGGAGGGTGCAGAGATGATGGATGGAGGTATTCAGCTCCCAGAGTTCGCGTCTTGTGTCGCGGGGACGGTGGAGCGTGCCGGGATCCCCGGCACGATCACCTGCTACGACACCGAGAAGGTGCTGGCGACGCTTCGCAAAAACCACGGCATGTCCGCAGAGGACGCACAGGAGTGGTTTGAGTTCAACGTGCTCGGGGCCTGGTGGGGAGAGGGCACGCCTTGTTTTATCACCCGCCCGGAGTAACCTGTGGAAATTCGAGTCAAGACCAACAACCCAATCCCGAAACTGGCGTTCCTGTACAAGGCGCAGGAGCGGGGCAGATATGAGTACTTCCTGATCCACGGGGGCCGCGGCGGGGGCAAGACGGAGGAGGTGGGCAGGTTCCTGGTTTTGAACTCGTTTGCAGACCCCGGCCACATCCTTTGCACGCGCGAAGTTCAGAACTCAATTGATGACTCTGTGAAAGCGACGCTCGAGGCCTGGGTTGAGGAGCTTGGATTGTCCGAGCATTTTCACATCACGAAAACAGAACTCGTGAACACAGTCTCCGGCGCGAAGTTCCTGTTCAAGGGCATGAACGCAGGCACGAAAAAAGACAGCATCAAGTCGATCAAAGGCATCAAGTTCGTGTGGTGCGAGGAAGCTCAGAGTATTTCTGCGAAGTCGCTAGAAAAGCTGAACCCCTCTATCCGCGAGCCCGGCCGAATGCTCATATTCACGTTCAACCCGGATCAGCCGGACGACGCTGTGAACAGCGTCCGCGAGTACGGGGACAAGGTGCTCGACGTTGAAGTGAACTACACAGACAACCCGTATTGCCCCGATGTCCTGCTAGAGCTCGCGGAGCGCGACAAGACAATAGACCCAGAGCTCTATGCCCACGTATGGGGCGGCGAGTACTGGCAAGCGTCTGACGCGCAGATCTTCAGGGACAAGTATGAAGTCCGCGAATTCGACATCGAAGACTCGTTCGGGGCTCCGTACCACGGGGTCGACTTTGGGTTCTCCCAAGATCCGACAACGGGCGTTCGCGCGTATGCGGCCGGGGACACGCTTTATGTTTCTCACGAGGCGGGGAAAGTGGGTTTGGAGCTCGACCACACGCACGCCTATCTGGCGTCCTGTATCCCCGGCATCGAGAAGTTCGTCGTCCGGGCAGACAGTGCGCGGCCAGAATCCATCAGCTACCTGCGCAGGCACGGGATGCCGCTGGTGACGGGCGTGAAGAAGGGCAAGGGGAGCGTCGAGGACGGCATCGCGTTCATCCGGAGCTTCCGGCGCATTGTGGTCCACCCGCGGTGCGTGGGGACGATAAAAGAGTTTCGCAAGTACAGCTACAAGGTCGATCCGCGCACCGGAGACGTATTGCCGATCATCCTAGATGCAAACAATCATTTCATCGACGCGCTCCGATATGCCCTGCGGCCGTTGATGGCGGCCCCCTCCGGCATCCTGGTCTTTTAGTCCTACAATTGGGTTGACATCCGTAGCCACACGGACAAAATACCCAACCATGAGAGACGAAACTGGCTTCAACGCAACTGAAATTTTGAACTCGTGCGAGTTGGGAGAAGACGCATCCCAGGCGCTCCGCGGGTACATCGACGGGACGATCACAGCGCCCACTGGCATGCCGCTGAATGCGACGCCCGACGAAATAGTCGTCTATCGCAGGCATCCCACGTACACCGCACGCAGACAACAGCTCGTCACGAACCTGCTAGGCCTGGGCGGGGGGCGTCCGTACGTCAACGCGCGACTTTCCCGGTATGCCGGGGAGAATGAGATCGACTGGTGCGGCGGCAAGCGTCCGGACGGATCGCGCTCAACAGGGCGGCTCCAACAGACGCACGCATTCCCATATCTGGGCCGCATCGCGTCAAAGATCAACCAGTACGTGTTCCAGGATCCTCCCGTGCGAGAAGCCGCAGACCTAGGCGTCGTCGCTGACATCACCCGGGATGGGCAGAGCGTGAATGACATTATGCGGAGGGTCTCTCGCCATATACTCGCGGCGGGTTGGTGTTGGGTTGGCGTTGACGCTCCGGCCCGGAAAGGCGACGGGACTCAGTTCAGTGTACAGGAGAAAGAGAACAACAAGATCCGGCCTTATTGGCAGTTCTATTCCGCGCTCGACGTTCTCGACTGGCACTTCAATGAGCAGGGAACACTTGTCTGGATCAAAACACAGCGCGTCGAACACGAAAACGCGCGACCAGACATGCGAGCAACGCACTGCCGCGTCGTCACTTTGTGGGAACTAGGCAAGGTCACGGAATATCGCGTGAAAGAGACGCCAGACTTGAGATACCAGTCCAACGTGCGCACGCAGATTTCAAAAACGGAGATCCCGTTGACAAAGTCCAACGGACAGCCGCTTGACGTCGTGCCGTTCGTTTTATGCGGCGATACGAGCGCAGAGCCCATCCCGTTTGACGATCTGGAGAGCATTAACCGGACCATCATGGATCTGGGCTCTGTAGACCGCGCCAACTATTTCAACACCGTATATCCTCAGCTCGTACTTCCGGCATCCGTAATGGCACGAGCGCAACAAGACGGATATGCACGCTCCACGGCAGACGTGGCACGCCTAGTGATTGGCTTCAAGTATCCGATCACTGTGGACAAGGAAGACCCGTCGCCCTATTACCTGACGCCGGATGCGAGCGCCATCGGGTCTATCGCGCCGCGCTTGACGGGGCTGAAGGCAGACTTGTTCGAAGTCGTGGGCCTTGCACTCCAACAGGACTCGCGTCAGGTCGCGAGCGCAGAGGCGAAGGCGTGGGACTTTCTGGACGTGGCCGCAGTCATGACCGCAAGAGCGGAGACATTGCAGGCCGCAGAACAAAAGGCCGTCACCATCTCTGCGGCGTGGGACGCGGACTTCCCAACATGGGAACCCGTGTACAATACAGACTTCGACGTCGGGGACTTCTTGCAAGAGATCCAGGCCATCGTCATGGCGGGGAACGTGAGCGTGCCGGACGAGGTGTCGCGTATGATCACGAAAAAGCTGGTTGAAAGAATGAACCGGGTTGGTTCATCTTTGCCCCAAGAAGATTTCGACAAAATCATGGACGCTGTGGACAACTGGAGTCCCAACGACGTCCCAAAATCTTTGGCATTTCCTGAGCCATAATCAGGTACTCGGCCCTGCTATTGCCGTTGAATTAGCTACTGGGGAAGCCCAAAAACATAAGGACCGAAACACATGAAACTGACCGACATACTAACCGTATTGAAGGAAAAGGAACTGGACGCCGACGTAATTGAGGCGGTTGAGGCCTTGGACACCAGTGCGGAAGTAGAAAGACTGACAAGCGAACTCGACGCGGAGAAAGGTAAGCACGCGGGGATTCTTTCTGATAAAAAGAAGTACAAGGAAAGAGCCGAAACTGCGGAGCGCAAGGTATCCGAGGCTGAGCGAGCTAAGTTGCCAGAGGCAGAGCGTATAGAGCAGGAGACGCAGGAGCTGAAGAACCAGCTCGCGGCCGAGAGAGAACAACGCGAAGCGGATAAGGCAGAGTTTGCCACTACGCAACGACAGGCGCGGCTCTCGGATATCACGGGCGCTATCCAGTGGACTGCGGGCACACCGCACGAAACTGCGAAGCTCATAGTCACTCAGGCGCTGTCAGGGGTCGAAGACCTGTCGGATCAGGAGAAGGTGGATGAGGTTTTGAGCACAGTGAGAGACTCGCACAAGTCATTCATTGCGGCTGAGGCTCCTGGAGGTACGGGAGGCAAGGGCGGCGCTGGCGGCGACGACGATAACGAGAACACGGGTGCCTCGAGTATCGCTGACAATCAGAAGGCGATATGGGGCGACAAATAATGCAAAATATAATAGGAGCTAGAAAATGAAATTCAAAAACTTCTTCCGCGATGTGGGTATCCGCATGGCGAAAAAACAAGCGGCTGAAATCGACGCAGTAACCGAGGAAGCGCCTATCTTGGCGATGCTTCCGATGCAACCCGCATCCCACGGGCTTCGAAACGTGTACGAAGAACTCAAAGAGGTCGATGGCGCACAGCTCGTCAACCTTGACGACGAACTGCCGGACATCGGGTCTGAAGGGACTCTGGGCTATCAGGACCTCAGCGTTCTGGGCGGCGTCATCCGAGTGGGTGAAGACAAGGCCAAGAAGATGGGAGGCGCGGCGGCATACTTTGCCAAGAAAATGCCCACCATCCTGCGGCAGACTGGAGCGGACACGGAACGCTCGCTCATATACAACACCATCCGGCCTTATGCGAAAGCAAACGGACGGGAACAAACAGCTGGCGGCACCACCTCAAGCACGCAGTACTCTATGGCCTGTGTGAAATGGGTAGAGGGTGAAACTAGTGGCCTGTATGACGCAAACGGATTCGGCAACGGAAAAGTTTTCGACATGCTCCCGCTCAACGGCGGCAACGCTTACGAGTTCACCGACGACGACAGCAAAAAGAAAGTTGGATACGGCGAACGCATCAAAGCGTATTTTTCTGTTCAGCTTGCAAACCCGCGCAATGTGTCGTCTATCGTCAATATTGAATTGACCGCAGATGGAAGCACAGACACCGGGTTCAAGGCACTTCCGACAGAAGCGCAGATCAACAAGATGATCCGTGATGCCCGTGGTAATTCGGCGAACACATTCATCTACTGCCACCCGGCAGTACTGGACGCCTTGGGCGTGTATAAAGCGACAGCCTTGCACATGTCCACGTCAGAGGGTGAGTACAATACTCGCATTGCGACGTGGAATGGAATCCGCATCGTCGACTCGTACAACTTCGATGACGGCACCGAGGCTGTAGTGGCCTAACCTGGGAGGGTTGGGCAACTCAGCTCGACCTCCTATTTTTTAAACCTTAACGGAGAAATAAAATGGCAAAAGCAATTGCAACTAACAAAATCGGCGGCGACCTGTACTGTGAAGGAGATTTGATCTTCGACGCGCAGGCCCTTGCCAGTTCTGGAGCAACCACATCCGCAGAATTCCTTTTGGCTCAGACTATGGGCGCACAGGAGCTCAAAGTAGTCGCCAATTCCGCGTTGGCAACGGGTTCAGGGGAAACTCTCGTAATCACCGTTGTGACCGCAGATGCAAGCGGCGGAACATTTGACAATACGATTTTCACAGCAACGGTCGAGGCTAGTACCTCCATCGCGGCAGGTGAAAAGTTGGCATCATTCATTGTGCCGCGTGAAGTTGAAGAGTGCTACGCGAAGGTTGTAGTGACGTCAGACTTCAATGCAACTGATATGGATGTGGACTGCTATATCGTTGGCGTTTGTTAATCCCCTGACTCCCTTGGGATAAAAAGCAGGCGGGTGAAAGCCCCCGCCGACAATTTTAATGGAGAACCAAAGTGGCAATATATAAAGCAATCAGACACGGGTTAGTCACCGCGGCGGCCTTGAACGCAAGGTTCCGAGAACTTTATGCTCGCGTTGAAGAGCTTGAATCCCGGGCGGGCATTGTGGACACAGAGCCCGTAAACGTCGCACAGCCTGCGATAGCGCGTGATCTGACTAAAGACACGGGCGTGGCCCTGAAAAGCGCACAGGACAGCGATATTGACGGAAATAAGGGCGAAGCCGCGCCGTTCGACTGGCGCACGTCCAACGACGTGGGCGCATTGCGGTCCTTTGCGAAGCAGGAACTCGGACTCACTATTGCGTCTGGCGTCAAGAAGCCTGGGACAGCTCGCACTCACATTGAGGAGTTCTTGCAACTTCAAGCGGGAGATTAGGGATGTCCTATTTCGACCTGACAATCGACGGCAAGCTGGCGCAGGCGGACGCATACTATGCGGCGGACAATCATATCCGCCACATGGACTGGGAACGCAATTCGTCCGCGACGCAGAAGGCAGGCCTTAACCAGGCGGAGCGGGAGGTCAACTTGTATCTCGGGACCGACCTGGCAGATATCTACGGGGATGATGACTTTCCGGTTGTCGGAGCGGAAAACTTCAGGCCTGATTTCGCGATCTTTGAACACGCATTGTTTATCCTTGAAAACACCGCACGCACGCACGCGGCAAATTCAGGCGCACGGGACATCGAGTCCGTAGATTATCAGGAAGAGGAGCGCACAAGCGGCGTCACTATGTCTCCGCAGGCTACGAGGTTCCTTCAACTCACTAGGTCCCAACTAGACAGGGGATGACATGCCTAACGGAAAGCGGAGAGCGCAACAGCTCAACAGGAACATCGCTCAAGGCCGCAAGCGTGCGACACGTATGCTTGGCACGGCACAGCGAGCTGTCGTGGGCACCATAGCGCAATTCTCCGCACTTCCCAACTTCGCTACGAACGCCGCGGTCCGGAACAAGATGTTCACGGAACTGGGAAAGCAGTACAAGGTCCTGAACACCAACGTCAATGAATGGGTCGACTCCGAAGTAAAAATCACCGCTAAGAACTTCTGGACGTACGCACGGGAAGATTTGCCCAAAGGCGCAGTCGCAGGCACCTTCGGCGCGTTCTCCAAGAAGCATGTTGCCGACATTGTGGGCCTCATCAATCCGGGCACTGTGAACTCACAGGTCGCGATGAACGCGCACGTCGGCGGGATGTTGACGAGTGACATTCGCGCCGTGCGAGCGGCTGTGTCCACAACAATTGCAGAAGGCGCCGTAGAGGGTCTAACCAATCGCAAGCTTGCGAAGCGCATGGAAGAGAAAGTGCGAAAGGCCACGGGTCGGTTCACTTTTAAGGATAAACGGGGCCGGAATTGGACTGCGGACAATTATTTCGGAATGCTCAACCGTACGCTCCACGCAACTGCCGCGAGGCAAACCTATATCACAGAGGCAACCGAAGAGCTCGGATATGACTTGTACAAGATCGAAGGCGGAGTGACAGGGTCGAGCAATGTGTACGAGGACGACCCGTGCGACGACTGGGCCGGTAAAATTATTTCCATGACCGGAGCGACAAAGGGATATCCAACGTACGCGGACGCAATCGCCGCCGGAGTATTTCATCCCAACTGTGTTCACTTTGTGCGTGCACTTTTGCCTTCGGAGGTGGAACGATGAACAACGTCTCCATAGACACGCGGCAACTCCAGAGGCTTAATGTCTCGCTCAAGCGGGCGGGGATAAGATACGGCAGAGGAACAAAGCGGCTCCTCAAAGAGATCGGCCTGCGGGTTGTTGGGTTGGCGAAAACATACTGCCCAGAGTCCCCGCAGAAAATGGACTACGCGAAGATGAACAAGAGCGGCCGCACGCGCCGGAGTTCAGCCGGGATTTCCACGGGGTCGCTACGGGACTCGATTACGTCTGACGCGGACAAACACAAGGTTTCAATTGGCGTGCCCATAAACTCCAAGGGCGGAAAGTACGCGGAAAAGATGCACGACAAGAAAGGCGTAGAGTGGAGTGAACGCGGCGTGCGGACGAAACAGAAAGGCCGGAAGGCGGACGACAAATTTATTTATCGTGCATACACCGACTCAGAGGATAATATTGACGAGTTGATCGATAAGGTCATTGCGGACCTAACGAAAGGGATTGGCATATGAAACCCGTTTATGAATTCAGCTATGTAACGACGTCTTCGGACGCACAACCGGACACACTACAGAGTCCGGCTTATTGGTACGACACAGGGGAAGTCTCTTCCGGTTCCGCAGTGTACACGGACACCGGGGACGGCCTCAGCTATTGGTATGACGGGAGCGATTGGATCATATCTGAATCTACAGACGTAGGCGGGATTCCCGTAAACTATTATCTGCAATCTGGGCAAGAGCTCACAGGCCGGGGCGCGTGGACGGGAACGCTTGCGATCAGCGCAGATGTGATTTCTGATGCGTGGTACAGAGCGGAGAAGGCCGCGTTTGAAAGCTTCGCCGCGTTCGTTGGAGCTGTGGAGGGCCAAGATTGCTTCCGCGGTTTTCTGCCCGTGAAAGGCGACTCCAACGACGACCAGTTTTCGAACGTATGGATGATGACAAGCGGTGCGTCCTCTGAGTTCCCAATCAGCAGGCTTCAAGGCGCGGACGCCACATGGTGCTCGCTCCGGTCTGACACACGCATTGAGTCCCTGTGGACAACTAGAGAACTCGCTATGAAGTTCGCGGGCACTGTGTGCGCATGGTTGCGTTCTACAGGCAACCTCGAGCAGACAGGGAACGTGACATGGTGCACCCTTACAGACATTCCAGATGAACCCGAAATCTACCGCACAGGGGGCCGCAGTAACCGAGCACGGTTGTGGCGTCAAACAGTGCATTTAGATCTCGTGTATGCAACTGGAAAAAGTTATAACTAAATCAACGGAGGTAATAAAATGGCAGACGCAACTATCGACCTACAGGCATCCAATCTTTTTGGGTTGGCCGCAGAATTCAACACGCAAAGTTCAACAACCTCAAAAGGGGTGCAGAACGTTGCGACAAATGACGAGGACGGAAACGTGGCTTGTCAAAGGCAGATCACGGAACAGGACGACTTCACTCAGAGCGCGACTTATTGCGGCAACGACTTTGTTTCCGACTTGGGCCAACACCTTCTTGAGTTTGGCAACGTGATTGGCGCAGGCGTTATTACTCAGCTCACGATTAACATGACCGCAGGCGACTACGTGAGCGTGGATATTACGGGCCATCAACACGCCGAAAATGCACATGTGGCAGGACTTTCGATTGGACACGCAGACGTATCCAATTTCCTGCCGCATGAGACAGGCGAGCCATTCTTTGAATGGAACGGCTTTGGAGTTCCGGACTTTGGACTTAGTGTAGGCACTAATGCTAGCCCAAGCTCCGCGACTGTGACGTTCACGCTGAACCATACGGATGTGAACGATGAACAGGGCGATCACTTAGTCGGGAAAAACATCACGCCGCGGTGCGAGCTTTCCGCGGAC